AAGGACCCAGAGACATACTTCACCCCTGAGGTGTTGGAACAGTTAGATCAAATCGCACGTAAAGAATTTAGTTATGGAGAGGGTTGAGTTTCTTGTTCTCAAGAGCCTATTACACAATGAAGAGTTTCTAAGGAAGACAATACCCTTCATCAAACCAGAATACTTCCAGGACACTAATCAGAAGGTGGTGTTTGAGGAGATCTCTGACTTTGTAAATCAGTATAATGAGACACCTACACAGGAGGTCTTGAGTATTGAGATTGAGAAGAGGAGTGATGTTACCGAACAGTCATTCAAAGAACTGATTCAGTTGGTTGGTTGTCTTGAGCCTGAACCACAGGAGTTTGAATGGTTGTGTAATACCACAGAGAAGTGGTGTAAGGAACGAGCAATCTATCTGGCACTGATGGAGTCTATTCAGATTGCCGACGGTCAGGATGACAAGAAGGCTCCTGACTCCATTCCCTCTATACTGTCTGACGCATTGTCCGTCAGTTTCGATAATCATGTAGGTCATGACTATCTGAATGACTATGAGGAACGGTATGAGTTATACCACAAGAGGGAGAACCGTATCGAGTTTGACCTTGACTTCTTTAATAAGATCACCAAGGGGGGACTACCTAACAAGACTCTGAATATTGCACTGGCTGGTACCGGTGTTGGTAAGTCACTGTTCATGTGTCACATGGCATCTGCAACACTCCTACAGAATAAGAACGTTCTGTATATTACTATGGAGATGGCAGAGGAGAAGATTGCAGAAAGGATTGACGCCAACCTGTTGAACGTCAACATCCAAGACATTGTTGAACTTCCAAAACAAACCTTTGAAACAAAGGTTAACAACCTGGCACAAAAGACACAGGGCACTCTAATTATTAAAGAGTATCCTACAGCGAGTGCCCACAGTGGACATTTCAAGTCACTTCTTAATGAGCTTGCACTTAAGAAGTCATTTAGACCTGATATTATTTTCATTGATTACCTTAATATATGTGCTTCCTCACGATATCGCGCTGGAAGCAATGTCAATTCATATACGGTTATTAAGTCAATTGCTGAAGAACTTAGAGGATTGGCTGTTGAAGCAAACGTCCCTATCGTTTCTGCCACGCAGACCACTCGTTCTGGTTATGGCAGCTCTGATGTGGAGCTTACTGATACAAGTGAGTCCTTTGGTCTGCCTGCTACTGCTGATCTTATGTTTGCCCTTATTTCGACTGAAGAGCTCGAATCCTTGGGACAGATACTTGTAAAACAATTGAAGAATCGATACAACGATCTGAGTATCTACAAGAGATTTGTGGTTGGTATTGATCGTGCCAAGATGAGACTGTTCGACTGTGAGCAGACAGCCCAGGATGACCTCCTTGACAGCAAGCAGGAAGAGGAGTATAATTATGAGGAGAAACCTAAAAAATCATTTGAAGGATTTAAGTTCTGATATGGGACTGACTACAAGAGAGTTGCAGAGTGAGTTGGCACAACTCATGAGACCATTCATCTATGAGGTAAGAGATGAAATGGGTAAAAGGTATAGACACTGTGGTAGACAACAGGATGCTGATTACCATATCATGAACAATCCTGGTTACACTTGGACTATCGTATATCTAGATCCTCCCCCTAGAGTTGTAGACATCTTCAGTAAAAGAGTTGATGAACTACAACTACCCCCACAACAAATACTACCTGAAAATCAACAAGAACCCCTAGACCTATGACAATCGATCCTAATAAGTATGTTGAATTTGTTCGACAAACTACTAGTCAACCTAGCCTTGACTATCCTACCCTGTCTGCTCGACTGTCAGAACTAGAAGTCCGAGATGATTGTAATGTACCACAACTCCTGACTGCTGCACTTGGTATCAGTGCAGAGGCTGGTGAGTTTACTGAGGTGGTAAAGAAGATCTTCCTCCAAGGTAAACCTTATAACGAAGACAATGAGTTTCATATGAAGCGTGAACTGGGTGACATTATGTGGTATGTTGCTCAGGCGTGTATGGCACTCGACATTACCTTCGACGAAATTCTAGAGATGAATGTTGAGAAACTGTCAGCACGGTATCCCGAAGGAACATTTGATGTTCACTATTCTGAAAATCGTAAGCAAGGAGATGTATGATTAATCTTGAATTGAATCTACAACAAGCAGCAGTAGTCCGTCAGGCTCTGTTCATGGAACAGAAAGGTTATACTATTGACCCCACCTGTACCCCGGCTCGTATTGTAGATGTCCGTAATGTCATCAACACACTGGACAAAATGATTGATGATGAACTAAAATACGAAACAAACGGTAAATAATATGCCCTACGACTTTTCTTTCGCACACTCACCTGAAGGTTTTGACAATCACATCAACGATAGTATCCGTGGATATTCAAACCTACTAGAGGATACTGTATCGTTCTCTCGATACTTTGTGGAAGATCATACCAAAGTCGTGGATGTTGGTTGTTCTACAGGTAAACTGACCAAGATGATCCTTGGTAACAATCCCAATCGTCAGTATGCTCACTATGTGGGTGTAGAACTTGCTGGTAGTTTCTATGATAGTCTCGATGATCGATTCAAAGAGATTCGTAAAGATCATCCATGGGCACTACTGGAGTGGGTTCGTGGTAATGTGACTAACTATGAGTTCAGGAACTGTTCTCTGGTGACATCAATCTTCACTCTACAGTTCATGCCTAAGACTACCAGACAAGAGACTATCCATAAGATCTATAATGGCTTGAATGAGGGTGGTGCATTTATCTTTGCAGAGAAGTTGATGTGTGAGAATGCGTTCTTCCAAGAACTCCTCACCTTCAATCACTATGACTACAAGAGAAAGACATTCAGTGCTGAACAAATCATGGACAAGGAGAAAGAACTCCGTGATATGTTGAAACCTAATACCTGGTTTGAACTAGAAGAGATGGTTATGAGAGCTGGTTTCAAAGATTGTCAGATCTTCTGGAGAAATCATCAGTTTGTCGGTGTTATTGCTATCAAATAATGTGTGGAATCATTGGAGGTTATGACCTCCCACAAATTGAACAGGGTCTCAAAGCAATTCAACATAGAGGACCAGACAATCAAGGTATAATTCAAAAAGATAATATCTATTTCGGTCATGCTCGACTGTCTATCATTGACACCAGTAGTGATTCTAATCAACCATTTACCTATGGTGATACAACCATGGTATTCAATGGGACGATTTGGAATTACAAACAGTTAAGTGCCGAACTTGGTATCACGACAAGGACTTCAGGTGATACTGAGGTTCTTTGTGGTATCTTAGACAAGTATGGAATCAAAGGTCTTGAGAAGGTAGAGGGTATGTTTGCCATAGCCTTTACTAAGGGTGACAGTATAACGATTGTTCGTGACCGTCATGGTGAGGTTCCTCTTCATTACTCTTTTACTAGAGGTATATTTCCATCCTTCAGTTTCTGTTCAGAGATAAAAGGACTCTTGGCTATGGGTGAGAGTGGTAAAGATATCAAGATGTTACCACCAGGGTCTTTCATTACAGTCACACCTGACTACAAAGTGGAAGAAGGTAAGTGGTATGACATTCGAGAACATATCAAAGACTCACATACATGGAATCAATACACCTCATCAGTCCATGTCAAATATAATATTGAACATGGTTCTTACGAGAGAACGATATCTGATGTACCCGTGGCATGTCTCCTGTCTGGTGGTATTGACTCTGCAATAACCACTATGGTGGCATCTCAACACATTCCTAATCTGGTTACATATATTGCAGTTCATAATGAGAACTCCAAAGATGTAAAGTCAGCCAGAGAAGTTGCTAAATATTTGGGAGTTGAACTGAGAGAAGTCAAGGTTGAACCCCCTACAGTCGATGATATTCATGATGTAATCAATACTATCGAGATGCCCTACAAGGCTCAGATAGAAATTGGTTATCCCTGTATGAAGTTGGCTCAGAGAATACATGAAGATGGATTCAAAGTCATTATGTCAGGTGAGGGTAGTGATGAACTCTGGGCATCCTATGGTATGAGTTATCACGGTATCAAAGACAAGGGTTGGACTGATTATCGCATCGACTTATTTGGATCACAACACCGTAAGAACTTTGCTAGATGCAATAAAATCTTTATGAGATATGGTATCGAGTGTCGATTACCCTTCCTCAGTACAGAATTGGTAGAGGTAGCACTTGGTTTGAGACAAGATGTTGTCTGGGACGGTAAGTCTAGACCCAAGGCTGTACTACAGGAAGCATTCAGAGGATCACTCCCTGATGATATTATCGACAGAAAGAAGTTGGCATTCCAAGATGGGATGGGTATCAAGTCTCTTTATGAGAATGTTGTCGAAACTCCAAAATCATATTACACTACACAGTATAAGAAAACATTCGCATGAAACTACCATACAAATTACAAGATGTGTATGACGGTGAGGCACAAGCCAAGTTCACTGTCATCTCTACCTTCGCTGGGGGTGGTGGATCTTCCACAGGATACCGTCTTGCCGGTGGTAAAATCTTGTGTATCAATGAGTTTGTAGAGGAAGCAAGGAACACATACTCCACAAACTATCCTTCTACACCTATTGTTCCTGATGATATAAAACAACTGAAGGGTAAAGACTTCCTTGAACTGACCGGTCTCAAGGTTGGTGAGTTGGATATCCTTGATGGGTCACCACCCTGTTCTGCATTCTCTGTTGCTGGATCTATGTGTCGTGGTGAGGGTTCCAAACACTCTGACGGGTGGGGTAAGACAAAGACATACTCTGATGGTAAGAAGGTTGAGAACATTGAAGACCTATTCTTTGAGTATATCCGTGTCGCCCAAGACATTCAACCCAAAGTTATCGTGGCTGAGAATGTCAAAGGGTTGACAATCGGTGAGGCAAAGACTTATTATGCTAAGATTACCAATGCCTTTGAGGAGATTGGTTACCTCGTCACATCTAAAGTGATGAAGTCATCTCACTATGGTGTGGGTCAAGCCAGAGAACGACTGATCTTTATTGCTGTCCGTCAGGACATTGCTGACAAGATCGGTCTCAATGTATTGACTGTATCATCATTGTTCCCTCCTACATCATCTAAGGACACAACCATCGGTGACATCATTGACGGTGTGGAGAATGACCCTGAGAACATACAAAAACTCACAGATCACATGGTCAAGAGTGGTATCTATCAGACTGTAGTTAAGAAGATGCCAAAGGATCCTAAGAAGATCCTGTCAGGTATGGATTATCATGAGAAAGGACACTGCTTCAATACGAAGAGAGCGTCATTCTATAAACCATCTCCTACACTTACTGCCAGTGGTGGTCTAATCCATTGGAGAGAGGACAGGGTTCTGTCGGTCCCCGAACTCAAAAGGATTCAGTCTCTCCCTGATGACTTTGTTCTTACGGGGTCACACTCACAACAGACTGAACGAGTTGGTAGAATGGTACCACCTCTGATGATGAAGGCAATCGCAGAGAACATTTACAAAGAGGTTCTATCCAAACTATGAAAAAGAATGAGAGAGAAGAACTGATGTATGATGTGGCAGTTGCCATGTTAAAACAGATGTCACCAGGTAGTGTGTTTCAGTTCGCTATTGATAGACAACTTCAGTTGATGGATC